GCAGTGGATCGCCGCATTCGCAGAGAATGGAATTCGCAGCCGAGAACAATTATCTGCCGGCATGCAACATGCCAGAGCCAGTGAATCGCCGTTCTGGCCTTCACCGGGGCAGTTCATAGCTTGGTGTAAGCAAGGTGTGATTCGCTCATTCGGGCTGCCAGAAGAGGGCGAGCTGTACGACATGGTCATAAAGTACAGCGCAGAACGTGGCTACTACGAAAGTCCCGAGCGGTACCCATGGAAGAGCAATGAATGCTGGCTGATGGTGACAAAGCTCTACTCAGAAATGCGTGGCTTGAATTTGACTGAGACAGAGCTCAAAAAGGGTTGCGGCAAGGAACTTAACGCCATGTCAAAGCGCCTAGAGGCAGGAGAGGAGATCCCCGCGCCTGTTGTCATGCTGCCAAAGTTGCATATGCCGGTCAGCAATGAGAAGGGATTGGACAAAATCTCCGAACTCCGCAAGAAGCTAAACATGCCGAGGAAGTCATGAATATCACCATTGACGATTATGAAGTGATTGACCGGTACGCGGGTCCCGATCGCTCATGGCATGACCGTGTCAGCACCAAGGCTGGAGTATCAAAGCACCTGGAGTATTCCAAGATGATTGCCCACCTGGCGATAATCTCGGCCAGGATCGAAAGCCGAGTGCCAAGCAAAGGAGATAACCATGGATAAGCAACGAGAAGAAATCCGCAGGCAGTTTGAAGAGTGGGCAAGGGCAGAAGGATTTTCTTTGGAGCGGGGCATTCCAGAGGGTGATGTCAGTTGTATTTACACCGACGGAGATACCTACATTTTGTGGTTAGCATGGCAGGCCAGCCGAGCCAGCATCGTGGTTAACATAGATTGGCCGGAAGCAAATGACGATCACTGGAAAAGCGGAGAGGAGGGTGCTTACGCTCAAGGTTATGAAATTGGTAAGGATTTAACCGCTATCAAGGTCAGGAACGCCCTCCGCTCTATCGGCCTATCAATCAAAGGGGAGTAGTGGAATGAGCTTATTCCAATGTGATAACTGCGGTTGCTGCGAAAACACGGCACTTTCCTCACAAGGCTGCAATGGTTTTTTTGAGAAATACTTCGACTGGTCATACGCACCAGAAAGGAAAGGCATGAAGCTTTGTAGCGCCTGTGCACCGACATCATTCAACGATGGTGATAATACAGGTCTTGGCAAGTGGCACGGTCAATTCCCACAAGTATTCCTTCCAAAAGGTGAGTTCATCACTGATGCACGCGGAAATCTTGTCCACTGCAAGTCCGGCGTTGATGCATCAAAGTTTGAAGGCGAGGCTAAACCATGAACGAAAGTAAACGTCAAGCGTGGGAACACGAATACATCTACCAGGGCATGCGTAACGAATCATCACGCAACTACCGTCGCTTAATCAAGAAGGCGCAGAATAAGCGCAAGGTGAAGCCATGAAAGAACTAGACCAATTCACAGTAGAGCGGCTGCAGGCATTCATCGACAAGCCGCTGGACAACGGATTTACACGCTACGAGCAGATGGTGCTGGCTTACTTAGCTTTAGCAGTTAAGCAATCAGAACCGGTGGCGTATGTGACATTTAATGGTTGTCTGATTAATGCTTGCGACCCGAAATTACCCGAATATTTAGACCCGCAACCACTTTACGATGTACCGGTTTTGAACTCTCCGGAAATTCCGGATGGTTGGGTAATGGTGCCGAAGACGCCGACTCAGAAAATGGTCATTCATGGCTTTGAGTCAGATGCCATGGATGCCCTTGCTGATTCAGCTAATGAAGCGAAAGGCTGGCCATATAGCTGCAGAGAAAGCGCAGAGCTAGTTACTGGGATTTTTAATGCAATGGTAGCCGTCGCCCCTAAACCGGAGAAGTGATATGGAAATATTACGTCATGTTGGAAACACAATTTTTGGCATGTACCAGCACCCATTTTGCCAATTGTGGGATGATTCGTTAAATAAAATTATCAACGAATGCGAAGTAGTTGAGTTAAGTGAGTACACCATGACCTTCGGAACTACGAGTGGTCAGATTTGTGTTTGGTGCGCGAACCGGTGGTATGCATTTGGGCATGTGTATAGTGTGAATGATAAGTGCGTTGGTAGTGAAAACGAGCGCAGGCCAAGGTTCTCGACAATGCAAAAACTGCAACGCATCCATTCAAGATTGTGGAGCGAGAAATTAAAGGCCGATTACAACAGGCTAATGGGGGTGATCAGTGGATAAACAGGTCTTCTACCTAAGAAGCCCACAGATACGTCAGAACCTGAAAACCTTCATCGACAGCCTCCAGTTAAATCCAGATAAACCACTCGCAGTAACCATCCAAGAGCCAACACGAAGCCTTGAGCAAAACTCAAAGCTTTGGGCAACCTTGCGCGACATCAGCGATCAGGTCGTTTGGTATGGGCGAAAGATGGACTCTGAAAGCTGGAAGCATGTTTTTACTGCGGCGCTGAAGAAGCAGGTAACGGTTCCTGGCATAGACGGCGGATTCGTCGTTCTGGGGCAATCAACAAGCAAGATGCGCGTTGGCGAGATGCGCGACCTCATCGAGCTTATCAACGCGTTTGGTGCTGAGCATGGAGTGCAATTCAGCGATGAATCAAGGCTGGCTATCGAGTGGGCATCTCGATACGGCGACAAGAAACAGGTGGCGTAATGAGCGACTACGCGGGAAGCAATACACCGGTTGAGATACGTGATCTATGGCGAACTCCGCTAGAGCTGTATGCGGCGTTGGATGCTGAGTTCAATTTTGTCGGCGATGTGGCTGCAAGTCATCTCAATCATCTTCACCCGGCGTTCCTGACTAAGGAAGATGACGCATTGTCAGCAGACTGGTTTGATTCTTTCGGCGCTGGCTATCTGTGGTGTAACCCACCATATAGCGACATCACTCCATGGGTTAACAAGGCCATTGAAGCCGCATTCAATGGTAATGGCGTGGTGATGCTGGTGCCGGCTGATCCCTCCGTTGGTTGGTTCAAACTTGCCAGAGAGCACGCAACAGAAATCAGATTCATTACCGGCGGACGCATATCGTTTGTAAGAGCGGATACCGGAGTGCCGGTGAACGGAAACAACAAAGGTTCTATGTTAATCATATTCAACCACATGCGCCGATGTGCAGGGCTGACAAGCTTTGTAGATCGGGATGGGCTCATGAACTATGGATCGTCATCGATAAAGCTGGGGATGGCATCATGACACGAAGGCGTAAATCAGCATGGGAAAGACTAGAAGATAGGCTGATATTCAAATCAACAACCCGTACTCCCCGCAAGCAGCAACCCGCACCAACCGACATAAAAACATACGACGCAGTCTGGCCGCTACTACAGAGCCGGTTTAACCGTGTACGGAGGACAAGATAATGGCCGACAACGTAAATCACCCCAGCCACTACACGCAGGGAGGCATTGAATGCATAGACGCCATTGCTGCCGCCACCATTGGTAAAGCTGGGATTGAGGCAGCCTGCACAGCAAACGTAATCAAGTATCTGTGGCGCTATGAGCTGAAGAACGGCGTGGAAGACGTGAAGAAGGCTCGCTGGTACATCGACCGCCTGATTAGCGAACTGGAGGGGCGAGATGAAATGCGCTGACTGCAGACAGGAGCTGATGGACGACGAAATTTACGTGTGTGAGTCATGCGACCGCCGTCACCAGCAGCACGCAGACGAAGTATGCGGCACTGAGTTTGAGATTATCGAAGCAGTGAGGAGGGAAGATGGCGAACCTTCGCAAAGAGGCTAGAGGCAGAGAGTGCCAGGTGAGAATTCCAGGTGTGTGTAATGGCAACAGCGAAACTGTTGTTCTGGCTCATTGTCGATTGCCTGGGTTATGCGGTACGGGCATTAAGCCTCCTGATTTAATCGCGGCGTGGGCATGTTCTGCGTGTCACGATGAAATAGACCGGCGCACCAGACATCTCGATGCCGGAGAGGCACACATGGCACACATGGAAGGCGTTATGCGGACTCAGGCAGCGTTATTGAAAGAGGGTAAGGTGAAAGTGTGACCGAATATAAAATATCGCTCCCGTGGCCTCCCAGTTTGAATACGTACTGGCGGCACAGCAGGGGAAGGCACTACATCAGCGAGAAAGGCAAAGCATACAGACAGGAAGTAATCCAAAGCATCCTTCAGCAACGCCTCGATATCAAAACCTCAGCACGACTCAAAATATCAATATCAGCTCACGTTCCCGATCGCCGCCGCCGCGACTTAGACAACCTGCAGAAGGCCGTCTTTGATTCACTCGTTCATGCGGAGTTCATGCTGGACGACGAACAGATAGATGATTTCAGGGTGAGGCGGGAAGAGTTGGTGAAGGGCGGCCTATTGCTTGTGACCATTTCAGAACTGGAGGCAGTATGAATCTTACCGAAATAAACCGGGCGATAGAGCGTGCCAGGGCGTTACGTGATGCTCGTCTGCTGAAGGGGAAATATGACCATTTTTCAGTGGTTCAAACTTCGTTAGGGTTGCGAGTGATACGAAATGATGACCTGTTATCAATGCACAGGGTTGTTTGGTGTACATCACGTGATGGGAAAGGGGTCGCAAATACCAAAGGGGTGGCGGCATGAGAAAAGCAGACGCTATCTATTTCCTACCAATGATTGCCAAGCAATCAGATTTGCGTCGGGTATGGTGCAAGGGGAAGAAAACCATTACGCCGGCACAAAGAGTCTGGACGCGATACATGCTAACGCTTTGGGGTAGGCATCTTGGCGGCGACGATTCACCAGCGGGTTGTGTAAACGTCATTGGTCGCTTGATGATCCGAACGGAATGGAGTGAAGGTCAATCAAATCGGATTGTCGAAGTGGTCAAGGCTCTACACTCACAAGGGTATCGTGGAGAAGAGTTGTTTAAGCGGTCACGCGAGCTAGTAATCCCTGGAACATCTGCAAGCAGCATCATCGCTCTCGCCAAAGAATCTGATGATGCCGCTTTTGTTGAAACCGTGATGAGCAAAGCCATTAAACGTGACAGTCCGATTCGCTCTGTGGCCATTAAACGATATTGCGATCGCAAATGCCCGCAAGATATTGCGAGAATGATTGAGCGCGAAACCGGTGCTGACGTACAGGCATCGAGAAAGCGAGTGATTTGGTGCGAGGAGATACTCGAAGAAGAAATGTTTTATGCAATAAAGCGAGAAATGGAGAAAGAATTTCTACAAGTGGCAGCTTGATTGAAAATAAAGTTGCAAAACGGGAAATTGAAGTATATATTTTCAGCTATGCTCGGGAGCGTAAAGCGAAGAGCGGTGATTCAGGAAATAACGAGGCGGCTCCTGAACGCTGATTCCGCCAAGTTGGTACTTCGTCGCTAAGACTGGAACTCCAACCAAGCAGGCTGAGAGGTCTGCGAATTATTAAGCCCTGGCATTCAAGCTGGGGCTTTTTATTTTCTTCGGTACAGGTAAGGGCATCCCCCTTAAGGGACTTGGCTTAAATGCGTCGGTGTCCTTACCTGTGGTGACGGAGCTAGATGGTGAGGTAATGGCTCACCATGGCGACGAACGTTTTCCGGGTAACCAGTGCCGGACACCACAACTATTTTTAGCCTCGCCATCGTGCGGGGCTTTTTGCATTTAGCCGTCCGCCAATATCAGTCAATCACCTCAAACACCCTCATTGTCTGCGAGTGACTACGGCGCGGCGGCTATTCCTTTCGACTACAGCATGCAGCCCATCCAAACATGGGGGCTTACCCAATGAGACAAGATATGCCAGAGAGACCTGATACCTGGGCGGCGCTGGTTGCCTGGTTGGCGAACCATCGAAACGAGGCCGGGTATTCAGTTCTGGCATTCGTCATGTCAATCCTTGCCACGTCACGGAATAAAAAAGCAATTTGGAGAGATCGGATAGCTGGCGCAACGATGTGCGGCATTCTGTGTTTCTTCGCCCAGCCAACGCTTACGGCGCTATGCGCAATCTTCGGATGGAATTACCCGCCAGAGCTAAGTTGGCCATTCTCGGCTTTCGTCGGTTATATCGGCGTTGATGCGTTGTTTTCGTCCGTACGCAAGCGCGTAGGGTTGGAAGGTGATAGTGGAGGTGCCAATGCTGACAGCTAAGCAATTTCAGCAGGCAACGGGAATTGGGGATTATCAGCGCGATGTTTGGCACCCACACATTGCAGCAACGATGAATAAATACGGCATTAATAACCCGCTCCGGCAGGCGCATTTTTTGGCGCAGGTTGGGCATGAGTCCGGCGGGTTTTCTCGCATACAGGAAAACCTGAATTACTCGGTTTCTGCCTTGCTTATGTTGTTCGCAAGGCGGATCGGCTCAGAGGACGCTAAACGGCTCGGCCGGCAGGCGGGTGAAAAGGTGGTGCCGAAACTGCGGCAGGAGCAGATAGCCAACATCATTTACGCCAACCGAAACGGCAACGGTGGTGTTAGATCAGGTGACGGGTACAGATATCGCGGGCGTGGATTAATCCAGATCACCGGGCGGGCAAACTATGCCGCTCTGGTAAATCAACTGGGCATCGATATTGTTTCTGACCCTGACGCACTTACAAGCTATGGGCTTGCCGCTGAGTCAGCCGGTGCATGGTGGAAGAATCACGGATTAAATCAGATCGCCGATACGGATGATGTTAGCCGCATCACCCGCATTATTAACGGCGGTACAAATGGATTGGATGACAGGAAATCCCGCTTAACAAAAGCTAAGGGGATTCTATGTTCAGTGTAATCAGCATTATCCGAAATGGAGGTCAATTTATCAGCAGGCACTCCGGTCTGATAGTGGCCGCATTGTTTTGCCTGGCACTGTGGGGCTTGAACGTTCGCAACGGCCAGCTAACAGCAACAAACCAGCGACTGGAACAACTGAATGACCGAAAGGACGATCAGATTAACCAGTTGCGCAGCAAAAACGACGGCCTGGCCGAATCCGTGCTTAGCCTAACAGATGCCGTAAAGCGACAAAATGAAGTCGTGGCAGACGTGGGAGAGCAGCGTTCGATAACAGACCGACAGAACAGGGCGCTACAAAATGAAATCAGGCGTTACTTATCGACTGACAAGTGTGCTTTGCAGCGTGTCCCTGATGATGCTGCTAACCGGCTGCGCGAAAACGCAGACCGAATACGAAGTGGTAAAAGTGGAAAGCCTGCCAATACCGGCCAGTCTCCTGAATGATTGCCTGGTTCCTGACGTGCCAGAGGGGATGACCTACGCGGATAGCGTGGCACTGAACGCATCCATGCAGAAAGCTCTGGAAGACTGTAGCAACGAAAAGGCGGCCATCCGAAAGATTGAAGCTGAGAGGTCAAAATGAACGGGATAATGACATATAAAATGACACTGCGTCGCGGCATGAAGTGGCTGCTGGTCTTGTCTGCAATTACACGTTGGAATTGGCTTACAGACAAATGCTATCGACGAGAGTTGGTTACAACCGATACGGTTGAATTATGAGCGAAATTGAGAGTGCCTTAATGTACCTCGGTCTCGGGTTTGCATTGAGCGTGATATTTGTTGGCAATCGCAGTGGTGGCTGCATGCGCAATCCTCCGCCGCCAGTCGGCCATGTGAGGCCAGCGCCGCCACCGTTTCCGCCCAGACCATACTGTTTGGAAAAGGGCGGGCGTAACCCTCCGCCACCGGAGAACTACATCAAGCCAGCGCCGACCACAGCACCACCCAAGGTTCGGTAATGCATAATAAGTGGCACTCATTGAGCGCCATCGACACTGTCAAAGTTAGAAGATGCTTTTGATTTTGTCCCTGTCTGATTTAGAGACAGCATAGCGGTCGCATAGTGCATCAATAACATCAGATACCCTGACGCGCTTACCGGATATTACGAGCAAATCGTCATCCTTGTAGCGATCAAAATGCACGATTGACGTGATGTGTTTTCGTGGCTTCTTATTTTCAATAGTTGCCTGTTCTTTGGCTTGTTGCTCTGGGGTTCGGATCCCACTGTCACTAAATACACGATGTATGTCGGCAGACCGTAATTCAGTTAGCTTAACTTGCATTTCTTGCTGATGCCCATCCTCATCACTGCGAGCAACAGTAACGTACCCTGATTCAGCTACGCGCCTTTGTTCCTCTATCGGGAGTTTTGTCAGTGCGGCCAATAGGGTTTTTTGTCCGGCATAATTAACAACAATGTGGGCATCCACACGGTTATTTGCAATCATCGGCAGGTACGACATTAAGCCACCGCGCAGGCTGGATAAATCTTCTCCGCGACTCTCCAGCTCTCGCCAAATCTGGGCGAGGTAGGATAGATAGTCGGCGGTTATATCAAGCGCTCTACCAAGTTCCTGTTTTAATTCCTGGGTGCTTGCGGAGTGAAAATTATCAATCTTTTGAATCTGCATTATCATTAATTCCTAATAATTTTTGTGAGTCAGAGAGCAGCTTTTCTAATGCTCGACGTGTGGCTCGTCTGGCTTCGTATCGTCTCTGTTGTGCTATGTAACGATCGTATAGGTCTTCATCACTATGAACAGCGGCCATTTTCTTTCGTGCTGCTTTTCTGGCGTAAGCGCGAAATCTGGCGATTGCAGATTTCCTCTCATCGTCGCTCATGTTGTCCCATTTTTCGCGGTTTCTGCGTCGTACTGCGTCTTTATTCTGTTGATACCAGCGGCTATTCATTTCCCGCTGACGGTCAAGACGAGCTTGCTTTTCATCTTCGCTTAACGAGTCCCAGCGTTCACGGCGCTTGGACAGGATTGCCGATTTATTTTTTTGGTATCGCTCTCTTGCTTGCCGATTCAGAATATTTTTTTCTGGTGAGTTACGGCGTGACCGGCTGCGCAACTTTTCTTTTTCGAGCCATGCAGCATATTTTTCTGGATCGGCTTTAATGCTGGACATCTTTTCGGCTTGCTTTTGCCGTGATGCATGTGGATCCCTGGCATAAGCTTTGGCTTTACTAAGATTGTCGGACCTGCGGCGGTGTTCCTGGTGGCACTCTTCGCTGCACGTTGTTGAGTTGGGCCTGTCATTCTCAATTGGCTTGCCACACACCACACATGGCCCACGTTGGCAAACGGCACACTCTCGCCGCTTATGCGAAATCAACTTCGACTGCGGGATTACTTCTTTACGGCCGCATTCGCAGTGGCACAGCCAAAAGTTACATGGCTTTCCGCCGTAAACGCCTCGGTGGTCAAGTCCGGCTACAAAAAGCCTTCCGAAGGTTTCACCGGTATAATCAATGGGTTTACCCATAGTAGCCTCATATCAGTTTCGCAATTCCGGCTGAGTAACACTCGCCGGCAACCGAATTGGTAATTTTCCACATGACAACATCGCGTTTGCCTGTAGCTGCTTCGAAATCATCAATGGACATATAAAAATTCAGGCTGATAGCGTCGCCGGCTTCCTGGAACTCTGCAAATCGCTGCTCGACTAGGCTATCCCTAATGGACGAATAGTCAGCCATGCTGTTGGCTACGTCGTCAGGGATGGTTCTAGTACCTTTCTCCCAGTGCTGCCAGCTACGCGTTGATACACTGGCGATGTGCTCTGCTGCTTCGCTGCACTCGAGGCACAGCAATTGGCGAAGGGCTTTGAGTTCTTTGTTAGTCATTTTTACACCGAAGGGAAAGGCCGCTTACGCGGCCATGCAGGATTAGAAACCGATAATGTTGTTGATTTTGTCCAGCAGAATCACATGCTCTGCATCGTCTTTATCGATGGTGGTGAAGTCGCCACGCTCGATGCTAAAAGCTTCGCCGTTATGGTTTACGTTGTGAATTGCTTCGTTATCAATCAGTGCTTCGATCTCAGCAAATTTAGCGGCAGATACTTCGTAAGCGATAGTGATAGTAGTCATTTTTAGTCTCTCTCTTAGAGTTGATTCGAGCCACTCCCGAACCGTTGAATACATTTTAGTTCGCGAACGCGAACAAGTAAAGCGAAATTTGTCGTAATAATTATTATTGAGCAGCTTTCCGAAGCTGCTGCGTAATGAAGAATTCCCCCGACAAGGAATAAGACTGTGTAACCCGGCAGGAGGTGATCACGTCTTGCTGGCGGGTAAGCCGCAAGTAGCCAAGCAACTCTGCCAAGCGTGGCGAAGGCTGCGAAACCTAACAAAGAGGTGGTAATGACAAAGCACTGGAAGATCACCTGCACAACTCAAGCGGGCGAGACATACATCGGCAAGATGACGAGGCAGCAGCCTGAGATTGTTAACGGCTTCATTGCTCTGGCATTAGACGATGGCGCTTGGATTTACCTGCAACCGGATACCGTGGTCAGCATGCACTACGAACCAGTTACAGAAGAGACGACGACACAATAAGGATGACCAATGACCAAACCAGATTGGGAGGCCATCGAATCGGCATACCGAGCTGGATTGATGTCCATCCGAGAAATAGCATCACTGCATGGCATCACCCACGGCGCTGTAAATAAGCGAGCAAAGCGAGATGGCTGGGAGCGTGACCTTAAGGCAAAGATAAAAGCCAAGGCTGACGCTCTGGTATCCAAACGTGAGGTATCCAGCAAGGTATCCACTCAAACGGCTACCAACGAACGGATACTTATCGAGGCTAACGCTGAGGTCATTGCTAACGTCCGCATGGAGCATCGAGGAGATATACGACGTGCCAGGGCAATCACAAACGCACTGTTCGATGAGTTAGGTGCTGAATGCGCAGATTTGGCAGCGCTTGAAAAGCTGGGTGAATTAATGCTAAGCCCAGACGATAAAGGCCAAGACCGACTGAATGAAATTTACCATAAGGTCATTAGCATGCCTGAGCGAGTGAAATCGGTTAAGGCGCTGAGCGATGCACTGAAGAACCTGATCGGGCTTGAGCGGCAGGCATACGATATAGATGGTCCAGAAGGTGACAACTCAGTTAAGAAACTTTCAGACCTAATGGATTCTCTGTCTCAGGGGGCGTAATGAAGCCTGAGCACCTAAAGCTGCTGTCCAATAAGGACTGGCGTCTGAACAACCTTTACTGGATTACTGACAAAGAAGGTAAGCCGGTTCGTTTCAGAATGACTCCGGAGCAACGCGAATACTTCGAAGGCATTCACACCCGCAACATTATTCTTAAGGCTCGACAGCTAGGCTTCACGACTGAGGTTTGTATCATCCAGCTCGACGCGGCGTTGTTCGAGTCTGCCAAGTGCGCACTGATAGCCCACACCCTGAACGACGCCAAGCGACTGTTTCGCGAAAAGGTGAAATTTGCCTACGACAACCTGCCAGAAGAAATAAAGGCGGCAAATCCGGCGAGCAATGACTCGGCGGGCGAGTTGGTATTCAAGAAGGGCGGCTCACTCTATGTAAGCACCTCGTTTCGTGGCGGCACGCTGCGTTACCTGCACGTTTCAGAATTCGGCAAGATATGCGCTAAGTATCCAGACAAAGCGCGTGAGATCGTCACTGGTGCATTTGAAGCCGTATCGACCGGATGCTTTGCGACTATCGAGAGCACAGCCGAAGGTCGTGCTGGGTACTTCTTCGATTATTGCCAGACGGCAGAGAAAGCGCAGCTGCAAGGCAAGCAATTATCCGCGCTGGACTGGAAGTTTTTCTTCTTCTCCTGGTGGAAGAATCCGCAGTATGCAATCGACCCGGTAGAGCCATTGCCGCAGCGCCTGGTTGATTACTTTGCTGAAATGGAAGCCAAGCACGGGGTAGTCGTTAACGAGCGGCAGAAGGCCTGGTACTACGCCAAAGAGAAAACCCTTGGCGACGACATGAAGCGGGAATATCCAACCATCCCCGCTGAAGCATTCCAGCAATCTGTGGAAGGCGCTTACTATGCCAAGCAGTTCCGCTGGCTGTATGCCAACAAGCGCATTGGGCAATTGCCAGACAATTCACACCTGCCAGTTCACACTTTTTGGGATATCGGCGTAGGCGACTCCACGGCTATCTGGTTCGTTAGAGAAGTGGGTGACGAGTTTCATATCATCGATTATTACGAAAACTCTGGTGAAGGCCTGAGGCACTACATGAAGGTGCTTAAAGATCGGGGATATGAATATGGAGATCACTATGGTCCTCATGACATCGAGAATAGAGAGTTTGGCGCTGATGCAAAGTCGCGAAAAGAACTAGCCCGTGAAGGATATGAAATCGACGGACATGTTTACTCCATGACATTTAAGGTGGTTCCGAGAACCGGCATCGATACCGGCATAGAATCAGTGCGAGAAATCCTGCCCAAATGTGTCTTTGATGAAGAGAAGTGCGCAGAAGGCATCGCTCATCTTGAAGGATACAGAAAGGAATGGGACGACAAGCGCGGATGCTGGAAAGATAAGCCACTTCACGATGCCACATCGCACGGCTCAGATGGCTTCCGATATTTTGCTGTTGCCAAGAATAACCACAAACAGGTTGGCGCAATCTTCTTCTAAGGAGCACTCAGTGAGTGAATTAAATAGCGGGGAAAAATTCCTCGTGAACGCCCTTGCTGATGCGATCGGGCGGCAGCGCATGCTGTATGCCTACGGGCAGAATGGCAACACAAAGCGAACAAAGCTGTGGGAAGAGTTCGGTTACCCTAACAACATCGGATTTGATCAATACTACCGAGCCTACGAGCGTAACGCAGTTGCCCACGCCGCAGTGCATAAGTTGCTGGACTCATGTTGGGCTGATAACCCAACAATCGTGGACGGCGATGAGCATGATGAAGCGAAAGAAACCAGTCCCTGGGAAAGGGCTGTTACTAAGCTTATGCAGCGACACTGGCCGAAAATCAAAGACGCCGACCGTAGGAATCTGGTTGGGCGGTACTCTGCGATTCTGCTTCAGCTAAAAGACGGGAAAGAGTGGAGCGAGCCAGTAGATTACTCTGCCGTTCGTCTACTGGGCGACAAGGCACTGGTTAAGCTAATCCCGGCATGGGAAACGCAAATCAAGCCGGGCAACTACGACACTGACACTCTATCAGATACCTACGGGCAACCAGTCAGCTACAACTTCAACGAGCAGCCAGTTGGCGATGATGGTGCATATGGTCCAGTGAGAAGTGTTCAGGTTCACCCGTCGCGAGTCATCATTCTGTGTGAAGGATCAGAAGACGAGAACATGCTTTCTGGTGTTCCTCTGCTTCGCGCTGGCTTTAACAAGCTTCTCGACCTGGAAAAAACATCAGGCGGCAGCGCTGAGGGGTTCCTGAAGAACGCAAGCCGTCAGCTAGGAATTCAGTTCGACGAAAAGACGGATATGAGCTACATCGCTGAGCAGGCAAAGAAAGCGGGATATACTGACCTTGGCGAAGCGATGAACGACAAGATCAGCAAGTTGAATCGAGGCACTGATTCGGCGCTGGTTACCCAATCCGGCACTACATCAGTTCTCTCCGTTGCTGCAGCAGACCCGACGCCGACATGGACTGTTACAGCCAACGAGTTCAGCGCTACGATTCAGTGCCCGTTCACCATCCTGTTCGGTCAGCAGACAGGCCGCCTGGCATCTGATGAAGATAAAACGGACTGGGCTAAGCGGTGCAATGGTCGTCGCTGGGGTTTCCAAAGTGACGTGGTTAAGCGTGTCATCGAGCGATTCTGGACAATCGGCATGATTGACCCGCCCAAGTCTGGCGAAGTCACCCTCGCATGGTCTGACCTTCTTGCTCCGAGCGAGAAGGATAAGATTGCTAACATGCAGGCAATGGCTCAAGTGGCACGAGACACCCAGCAGGCATTTGGCTCATCTGCAGTGACAGAAAATGAAATTCGTGAAGTAGGCGAACTGGAGCCAATTAAAGAGCAAGAAGAACCAAAGGGCGCTGATGAGTCAGCTAAGCGAACAGACCCGTTAGCAGGTGATGATAATGACAAACCAGCGCCGACCGGGAAGCCCGATAATACCGCGCAATAAAGAAGACCCAACTCAATCTTATCGGGCAGTGAACAGGATGTATCGAGATATCGAACAACGTTATTACGATATCAAGCTGGCATTGCGCGAATTGTTCGAACAGCGACTAACGGGAAGGTCGCGAGCAGGCAATGCGAACTCCGAACATGTCATGCATGGTGATACGCTATATCAAGTGAATGCGGGCGTATTTATTTATGACATGTCAGCGCTGAAACTTGCTGACCTGCTAGAGCGTGTTCAGGCCATTCTTGATGATTATCTGCTAGAGGGGATCGGACAGAACATTTGGGCGCTTGAATACATCACGGCCGAGTACGAGCGTGGCACATTGAGTGCTTACACCAATCTGTCTGCACAGTCTCCTGTATATGCATCGCAAACTACGCTAACGCAGCTGCTATCTTCTCCTGCATACCAGAATCAGATCGCCGCTGCATACATATCGACGTATAGCGACTGGAAGCTTGAATCAGATAAAGCTAGGGGTGATTTAGCCAATGTCATTTCAGATGCCATTGGGCGAGGTATCAACCCGAGGGAGACGGCTCAGATAGTCAGCAAGCGCCTCGATGTCAGCATGGCCAGTGCCAAGCGCATAGCCCAGACAGAGCAGGTTGGCGCACTTCGGCAGGCGCAGTGGCAGGAAACTGACTGGGCAAAGGATAGGCTAGGGTTAAATACAAAAATACTATGGCTGTCTGCTCTGAAGCCAACAACGCGATACTGGCATGCATCTCGCCATGGCAGGACGTATACAACCGAAGAGGTTAAAGCGTTTTATGCCGAAAACGGCAACCGATATAATTGCTACTGCGCAAACATCCCCGTACTTGTAGATGATGATGGAAAGGTTATTAATGAGGGATTGGTTGCCAAGCTGGTAACCGAGAAAAAGCAGTGGCAATCAAATTACTTGAAGGCAGCTTAAAAGCGGCCTTTTTTATTGCCTGAAATTAACCAAAGAGGCCTGCATGTGGACACTTAAACACGACCCAGCCTTGTATGGGTACGGATGGATTTACTCAAGGCCAACGGAAGCTATGAGCGCTTCTGGAGAGGTCATTAAGTTTGAAAATTGTTGGTGGTTTCCTGTTAAACCAACTAAGCGTCAGCTTCGCAAGGCACGTAATAACAAACTCCATTAAGAGGACACAGCATGAAACGCAGTCGCGTTAATGTGCTGTCGGTCGTCAACTCCGCTTCAAACATCACAACCGAAATAATCAACGGCAGGCCACACATCGTGGTCCGTGGCGTCACGCCTATCGTTGACGACATCGTGATGAACGGCAAGTTGTATACGGCAGCAGAAATCGCAAAGGGATACAAAACCCTTGAGCGCACACCAATGCCACTGGGGCATCCAAAAGTTGATGGCAAGCACGTCTCAGCCCGCGATGTTCAGGCGGTCAATGAATACCACGTAGGCGCATGGCTGCAGGATGTAGAACACAAGGATGGCAAGGTTTCTGGCGACATGTACGTTGATCGCCGCTATGCCGAATCAACCGAGAAAGGCCAGCGACTGGTAAATCGACTTGATGATATGGCAGCGCGTAAAAATGTTGAGCCAATCCACATTTCAACAGGGCTTCTTTACTCCGGCATCGCCGCTAATGGCGAGTCGAAGGGCAAGAAGTACCGCGAAATCGTCACCAACATGATGTTTGACCACGTAGCCAACCTACTTGACGAGCCGGGTGCCGGCACACCAGAGGAGGGCGTGGGCATCTTCGTCAACTCCGATGGCTCCGAGCAGGAACTGGAAGTGGTGAACCTGGCTGAAGCCGAGATGCCAGATCCTGATTTACCGCAAGACCCCGCACTTAAAACACTTTTCAACCAGCTAAAGGCGTTTTTCAGCGCCAACAGCAATTCCGTCAAAGAGGAAGCAAACCCGATGAAAGAACTCATCACCAATGCGCTGAAAGCGAAAGGCATCGACGTTGAAGGAAAGTCCGATGCTGAGCTGATGGACGCTTACAACCAGATGGCAGCTGATGACGCCAAAGCGAAAGCCGAAGCCGATGATAAGGCCAAGAAAGAGAAAGAAGAGGCTGATAAGAAAGCCAAAGAGACAGCAACTAACAGCGAGCAAGCCCCGGCATGGTTCAAGCCATTTGCCGACAAACTGAACACCATTGAAAGCGGACTGGCGGTTAACGCAGACAAAGAAAAATCCGCTAAGCGTGACGCGGTGAAAGCCAAGTTCGGCCTGGACGAAAGTGCAGTTAATGCGCTGGACGGTGCGGCGCTGGACGGCCTGTATGAACAATGCGCCACGTCGCACGGTCTGTCTGGTGCATTCAACCAAAAAACCGAAATCAAAATCTCAGAAATGCCGGAGTAAAACAAGATGGCTAAAGATGGAAAGCATGTAATTCACGCGGGTGGTGTATTCCCTAATCCGCTCCTGAATCGTGAAGGCGGCGCAGCCGCTTCAACCGCGCCGGGCACCGTTGGTTTCTTTGATGCCGGCAAGTTCACCGCATCAGTTGATGGAAACGAGGCGGCAATTCTATACGTGGCTAACTTCGATTACCTGCGCTGCAAAACAGTTGATGATGCGATTCCGGTGAATGAGCTTGTCGTTGGCATTCATCCATTGCCTGGCATGTTCCTGAACGTTCGCGCCGCAGCCGGCACTTATAAAAAAGGCCAGCCACTTTCTATCGCCGCCGGCCGTGTAAAAGCCGCCGCAGAAGGTGAATCAGTCCGAGCTTATGTCGAAGAAGACACCGCTTTAACCGCAACCGCTGGCGATTTGCTGCGCGTAGTAATCAAGTAAAGGAGCAATGAATGCTTGTCTATTCTAAATCCCTGGGTGAAAAAACCGGGAACTTGGAAGTTAACTCCTTCCAATACGAGCAATTGAAGGCAGAGCGTCAAGCTGCGGTTAACCACCAAGGCATGAATGTGATGCAGGAAATTGCAGACCGCGTGAACATGATCAACAAGCTGAATGGCATTAACGCAGTTCGCTCACCAGCCGATCTGTATAAAGCCTTCGACCAGACGGTTCTGCGACAGTTTGAGCCAAACACCGAGTTCACTTTGCTGAATGACCTGATCCCACTCTCACGCTCAGTGCGAATCAACCAGACCGTGTATGAGTATGCGCGCTCAGGTGGTCGCATGTGGTCACATACATCTATGAGCGGCCAGATCGGCGCGGCGCTGGATGCGGTCGAATACACCTACGACGGCACCATGGTTCCTGTCCATGACACCGGCTTCAAGTTCAACTGGCGAGATCCGAAGCTGAACAACCCTGATGCCTTCGACGTCATCAGCGATGCTCAGTTCGAGTCTACCAGTGAGGTGCGCCGTCGCTATTCCGATTACATCTTCAACGGCTATCGCGACTCTGAGGGTAACTTTGTCACCTTCGATGGTAAGACATGGAAAGGCCTGAAGAATGATGAGCGCGTAGCACAGGTCACTCTGACCGTGGACTTCACTGCGGCTGCAACTACGTCAGAGCAAATCCGCAATGCAGTGATCGCCTTGCGTGATACCTTGCGCCTGACAAACAACCAGTATGCAGAGCAGACCTGGTATGTGTCTGGACAGATCATTTCGAATCTGGAGCGCTACTTCTCTGATAATTACCAGTCTGGCACTATCTTGCAGGAACTGCTGAAGCTGACCGGAATTGCGGCAATCAAAGAAGATCACCAACTGCAAGGCAACGAAATTCTGATCGTTCCTCTGGGCGCAGGTGTTGTAGCTCCAATTGTCGGCCAGGCGTTTGGCACCGTTGCCGACCCGCGTCCTTTCTACAACAGCGACTATGTGTGGCGCACGTGGGGTGCTGCCGGCCTGATGGTTAAAACTGACATCAACGGTAAGTTCTCTGTAGTCCACGCATCCGGCGCATAAGGGTAAATTATGGCACTCGTAAAAGTTATCTCCAATAACCTGTACGGTGCCAATTTCCAAAAGCTGGAAGTTGGCTCTGAGGTGGAAGTGGCAGATGCCATTGCCAGCCGCTGGGCGCATGCTGGGCATGTAACACTGGTCGAAAAGAAGCAATTCGAAGTGGCAACGCCATCTAAAAGCAAGAAGAAGGATTAACCATGGTTGACCCAATTACAGCAGATGATGTTAAAGCCTTCCTCGCTGAGTTGGGCTATTCAATCCCTGATGCTTTGCTAGACCCGATTCTTTGCCGGGTTAACTCAATTATCGACTGTATGGACGGGGCAGGATATGACGACTGTACTCAGCAGTTAATACTGCTTTACGCAGCCGCTCTAATGTCTGCCTCGTCCGGGGCTCGGAAGATTAAATCGCAGTCGGCACCATCCGGAGCTTCAAGGTCGTTTGAGTATGGCGATGACGGCGTTAAATGGCTCAGGAACTCCCTGCTGTCCCTGGACACTAGTGGATGCACTGAAGTTCTTCCAATTACTGCGGGGAATACGGTTGGTTTCTTTGACGTCGTAGGCGGCTGCTAATGGTGTGGGTTAATGCATCTGAAAGGTTACCTAAGCCGTTTGCCTGCGTGTGGATAAAAACTAGCACCGGCAGACAGGCCACGGCATACGTCAAAAGCAACGGTGAGTGGATCATCAACTGCCCGAAGGTTGCGGCGGATAATCCGACGGTAATGGAGTGGCGAGAATGAGAGTTGTTGATTCTATTATTTCTTGGTACGAGGCAAGAAATGGCGTGGTATCTGAAGTGTCTCTCCCAGTTAGTCAGTGCATGGTCAGATATTATGAAGGAAGGTTTGTTGTTTTTGTCGGCGGCGAATCCCACAAGCCAACAGGAATAATGATCACTCATATTATGGTGGAAGATCATGAGTTCGGTAGCTAACTGGAGTTACACAGCCGTGGCCACGCTATGGCGCAAAACCGGTGAGGACGACTACGGCAAAGCGACGCTTGCTGCACCAATCCAAATCATGTGCGATTACGGCGGCGATGCTACTGCTCGGTTGGGCGATATCGGTCTGGAGTTCGTCGTCAAAAACACGCACTGGACTGAGTATGCGGAGGCGCAGCAGGGTGACTATATCCTTATTGGTGCGTCTACTGCAGATAGCCCGCTTGGTGTTGATGGTGCTGATGAAGTACGTCATATCATCCGCTATGCAGACACGTTTGAACGCATAGCTGACGACTACGCAATCATCACGGGAGTCTGATATGGGCGTGAAAGTTAAAGGTGTTCGCCAGGCCAAAGAGAACCTGAATCGTCTAATCGGCGACATTCAAGGCCGCAAAGCGGTGAGGGCAATCCAGTCTGCATTACTCATCGGCGGTGCTCAAGCCGCTCTGTACACCCCCATCGATACATCGACGCTCATCAACAGCCAATATCGCGAACTATCAATCAACGGTACCAAGCTGACCGGGCGTGTTGGGTATTCTGCTAACTACGCAGTTTATGTCCACGACCCAAATGTCCCACAAACATTCCGCCGCGCCACCGCCCAGAAAGAGTTCCTGACGAAAGGTTTCGAGGATACCAAGGCGCAAATCGACCGCGTCATTAAAAAGGAGATGCAGCTATGATGCCTGCAATGCATCGCCGAGTCCGGGATTGGTTCGTTGAGTCTGGGATGACCGCAGGATTTAAGACACAGATGCTGCAGTGGAGAGATACCGGCGAGCTGACTGATTCGTTCATCGTATTCCGCCCGTCAGGTGGCAAAGCTATACAGTATGACCTTGGTAGTGAGTATTTCGTGCTGGTCGATGTTATCGGCGCAAAGAACGAGGACGAGGCAGCAGATAACGCAGTACAGCGCATCATCAGCTATGTACAAGACAACCCTATGCCTAACGATTGCATTGGGCATATCCAAAATCTCGGCAACATCCCATCACCAGTTCTAACAGCAGAAGGCCGGTTGGTTTATCGGCTGCAATTCGCTTGCCTGTATGGCGAGTAATCAATGATCAAAGAGGTAAGCAAATATGCAAGGTTGCGGAAATGACACCGGAAAACTGGTGGGTAAAACAGCTGTGCTGCGTATGGCGTTCGGCTGTGCCGATGCCCTGCCTGCACTGAGCGATTGGAAGCGCCTAGGGGCGATGACAACCAAAGGATTTGATTTCTCCCCGAACTCCGTAACGTCTGAAGCAGACGACGCCAAAGGGTTGGTAGAAAACTTGGTAACCAACATGGACTTCACTATTTCTGGGGAAGGCGAATTCCGTCGTAAGGATAAGACGACTGAAATTGGTGCCATGAATATTTCGAAGTACATTTTCGATGAGGTTCAGGCGGGACGGCAACCGTCTATCTGGGTTCGTTTCGATTTCGTAGGCGAAGACTCAGGCACCTACATCATGGGTTACTTTAACACCACCTCTTGGTCAGGTGACTTTGGTACCAGCGATATCTCAACCTTCTCCGGCGAGTGGAAAGTGGCTGATGCCGATACCGTGGTGTTTGAAGTGGCTGATGATGTCCCGGTTACCGGCGTCACAGTGGATCCGGCGACAGCAAGCATTGCGGTGGGTGCTACTCAGCAACTGACTGCTACGTTTGCGCCAGCTGACGCTAGCGACAAAACTGGCACCTGGGCTTCTTCGGCAACGGGTAAGGCTACCGTTAATCAGTCCGGTCTTGTTACCGGCGTTTCTGCTGGCGCGGCCACTATTACCTTCACATCCAATGATGGCGCTAAGACTTCATCCAGCGCGATCACAGTCACCGCGTAACTATCACAAAGGGCATGCATGTGCCCTTGATGATGATTATTCGAGGTTTAACCAATGATACCGTTCACCGAAATTGGCGAGATGTTGATCTCCGATTCTGACCGTGATTACTTCTTCAGGCCATCGTTTGCCAACATGTCCCGGATAGGCTCCCCTGCGGAAATTGTCGAGCGTTTTGCCGAACTCCATGCCAGTGACGCACCGAGATTGCTTGAATCCGCCATGGAAGCATACGGCGCGATTCCTGCGTGGTTACTGGGGCACATCAATTCACCTTCTTTCAGTAGCAATGCCATCTATGCCGGAATGATAGTCATGCAAGCATGCTGTGATGATGATATTAGTGCGCTGGTTGGCGAGCTACGACCCAGCAAGAGGGGTAAGCGGGCGTTTGTGTTTCGTCGTGGCAGTATGCCGACCAGTGATATTATCGTTCTCGCGCAGTCTCTCATTACTCACGGAATCATCGGTAAGGCGAAGGTGCGTAAGCTGCAGCGTCATGAGTCAAACAGCTACGTGAACGAGTTCAAAGCGTTTGAGTATATCAGCGCAGCACGTAATCACTTCAACATGCCTCGCGCCGAAGCTGAACGGCTCACTATGACCGAATTTCAACAACTACTTGCTGCCAAATACCCTGAGCAGAAAGGCTTCACGCGAGAAGAGTATGACCAGGTTATGGACGAAGACGAGAAGCGCTGGCAGGCGATGATGGCTAAAGGAAAGTAGCCCACTAGGTGGGCTTTTTGTTCGAGTAATTTAGAATTATCGTAGCCTTTTCCAGGGCTTCACTTATCTTGCCAACCGTCTCTTTATCAAGAGTTATGCTTTGCTCAAGCTTGCAGTATGCATCATCCAGTCTGGCGTTCATTTCTTCGACTTGAGATTTGTACGAAAGCACAAGCTCTCGCACTTCTTGGAACCCTGATGGGGAATGCCCATAGTCATCGTAAGAAATCGTCGCATTGAGCCTGGCTATTATTTCTGCGTTCATGGATCGCCCGTTCTTCTTGGCCTTTTCTGCTATGGATTCCCTAAGTTCGTCAGGCATTCTCAAGCCAAATGGTGCGATGTTTCTCATGCCTTTCATTGCCAGGTCCTGTTACTTGAAAGAGTGGTATCACAGTGTAATCAAAAAAGTATTGACATAATAGATACACGGTGGAATCATTACACCGTGATATCAACATGACAAGGAAATGAAATGAGTGACATCCTTTACACCGGAAAGAAAAGTGAAAACTTCCAGCTTCGCATGCCAGAGCGCATGAAGGAAGAGATCCGCCGCATGGCAGAGATGGATGGCATTTCGATTAACTCTGCGATTGTGCAGCGTTTGGCGCGATGCTTACGTGAGGAACGCTCTAGTGAGCGCTAATAAAGAAAAAGCCCCAGAGGGTGCAACCACTGAGGCTCTTGTTTCAATGACCCATGAGAAGGAAATTGATATGTCAAGATCTAATTTAGCACAAGCAAAAAAAGAATTCACCATCTTTCGCTTTGGCGGAAAAGAAATTCGCGTCATCGATAAGGATGGAGATCCGTGGTTTGTTGCTAAAGATGTTTGCGGTGCTCTGGAATTAACCAACTCACGAAAGGCATTAACTTCACTTGATGATGATGAAAAGGGTGTAACTTCAACTTACACCCCTGGGGGAAATCAAGAGGTTGCAGTCGTTTCTGAATCAGGAATGTACACGCTAGTCCTTCGTTGTCGTGATGCTGTTAATGAAGGCACTGTTCCTCACAAGTTCCGCAAGTGGGTTACCGCAGAAGTTATCCCTGCGATCCGCAAAACTGGCGAGTATGTGAAAGGAGCAAAAACCACCGTTGACCAGCGCACTCCGCTTCGCGATGCCGTCAACATGCTTGTTGGCAAGAAAGGGCTCCGTTATGACGATGCATACAACATGGTTCATCAGCGCTTTGCTATCGATAGCATTGATGAGCTGGAGTTGGAACAGATTCCCATGGCCGTAGAGTATATCCATCGGATTGTGCTGGATGGTGAATACCTTGGAAAACAGGAAGCCATTCCAGCTCCGGCATTAGATATTGATTATCCTCTGACTTGGTGGAATCAGTATGACTACGTGTTGAAGAGTCGCGGGGTGTCAGAGTTTTCGCACACCAATCCTTGTCGGTTCCCGGTGAAAATGCTTTTCGGAGATTGTTCCGACGCCCCATCACCGGCATTGAGGCTGCTAGCCGACCTGAGCAATGCTGGTTATAACATCGATGCTGTTCGGCTTGAGATACTGGCGCACAGGCATTACGCCGATGTTATGTATAGCGATCTAGAAAGAATCAGACGAATCTCCGACGCAGCAAAAGACCGTGCGACGGGATTCAGTATCAGTGCGCCAGCAAAGCCAGATTGGCGATAGCTGAATAAAACCAATAACCAACCCGCTTAGCTGCGGGTTTTTTCGTTGCCTCTACCGCCCCCTCTGCTACCATATAACGACTTGTTACTTGTCTATGGGAATTGGACTAAATGAAAAAGGTTATTTTAGTCGTCGCGGCAGTATTGACCCTTGCTGGCTGCAAGCCAGGCGAGGACAAAGCGATGGAATTGGCGAAAAAGGAAGTTGCGGAAATTTTAAGGGATCCTGATAGCGCTAAGTTTGAAGGGATAAAAGCTCCGCAAATAAAAGACAATGATGATGGGTCAGTTACTGCGCTGGTTTGCGGAAAGGTAAACGGGAAGAATGGGTTTGGTGCGTATGCTGGATATAGGGATTTCTTTGTTGAGATAAAAATGAAATCCAAGGGTGTTTTTTCCAACAGCGTTAGCTATTCGCTAGGGGGCAAGTACCTGAATACAGGCGATGAGTCACCACCAAGTGAATTCTTTGAGAAATGCAAATGATATTTAATTAAAGCCCTGCAAATGCGGGGCTTTTTGTTGCCCGGAGATAGATAGATGGCAGGTGACAGTCAGCTAGGAAACATTGTTTATCAAGTTGAGATGGATGTGGCCAAGCTCATTGATGCACAGAGAAGAGTGAATGAGCGCCTAGATAAGATGAATGGCGGCGCAGCAAAGGTGTCAAGGAGCTTCGATCAGCTTCAGTCAAGCATCAACAAGGTTGCCGGAGCAATCGCCGCATCAATAGTCGTAGATTGGGGGAAGGCATTTCTTACTGTCGCCGATA